AAAGGTTTTGGTATGTTGCAACATATACAAACTAAAGAAATCATTAGAGTGCCATTAACGGACCAAAGATTCAACTCCAACGATTGGGTGAATCCGAGAAAATTGAAACCCGAAACGGTATATAAGTGTGATCATTGTGATGTTATAACAACTGCTTCCAATCTAAAAAGGTGGCATAATGATAATTGTAAAAGGAAATTAAACAATGAAAATTAAATCTGTAAAATATGTTGGTAAACAAAAAGTATATGATATTTCAGTTAAAGATGCTGAACACTATGTTTTGGAAAATGGCGTAGTTACACACAACACAGGATCATATTACTCAGCAGACAACATCTTCATTCTTGGTCGCCAACAAGAAAAGGACGGTCAGGAAATTGTAGGATATAACTTCATCATCAATGTCGAAAAGAGTAGATATGTCCGAGAGAAGTCAAAGATTCCAGTCAGTGTATCTTTTGATGGTGGTATCAGCAAATGGTCTGGTCTCCTTGATCTTGCATTAGAATCTGGTCATGTCATCAAGCCAAGTAATGGTTGGTATTCAAAGGTAAATGTAGAAACTGGTGAAGTTGAAGAAAAGAAGTATCGAGAGAAAGATACTGACACAAAAGATTTTTGGACCAACATCATCGAAAGTAAATCCTTTAACAAGTTTGTTGAAGAAAAATATCGTGTAGCAAACGGTGATATTATGCAGGCTGAAGAATGATTGAAGGTATAGATTATTGTTTCATTTATCCTAAAAGTGTTAAAGAAGCAACGCATATCAAACTTCTTACTGGAACGTACAAAGATACCATTTTCAAATATGGTAAAGTGCGTTTCAGGGAAGAAGGTGAACAAATGCGTTTACTTTTTGCATACTATGTGTTAGAATCACCTGTAATGAAGCCCAAAAAGTTGGAGAAAGATGCCGACTTTAAGAAGTATGCGGGTGACTTCTTGATTTATATCATGTCATCAAATTTAGATGAGGAAATAGTTGATGAAACTGGAACAAACGATTCTGAAGAATCTGATTTACAATGAAGAGTATCTACGCAAGGTTCTTCCATTCATAAAAGAAGAGTATTTCACCGATTACTCTGAAAGGTCTATCTTCAATGAGATAGCATCTTTTACACAACAATACAATGCCACACCAACAATTGAAGCCATTGGATTGGCTATCAGAGAGAAACGCAATCTAACTGATGATCAACTGGAAAAGTGTGAAGCTAACATCAAATATATTGTTGCTGCTCGCGGAGAAGAATCACAGATCCAATGGTTGATTGAGAAGACTGAAAAGTTCTGTCAAGAAAGAGCCATCTATAATGCTGTGTTGGGATCTATTTCCATCCTTGATGGCAAAGATAAGAATCATGATAAGGGTGCTATCCCAAAACTTCTCCAAGATGCTCTCGCAATCAGCTTTGACACTTCTGTAGGGCATGATTATTTGCAAGATTCCGATGAGCGGTATGAGTTCTATCATCGACATGAAGAAAGGATTCCATTTGATTTGGAACATTTCAACAAGATTACCAAAGGCGGTCTTCCAAACAAGACATTGAATATTGCACTTGCTGGAACTGGCGTAGGTAAGAGTCTGTTCATGTGTCACGTTGCAGCCGGTGCGATGGTTCAAGGTAAGAATGTTCTGTATATCACAATGGAAATGGCTGAAGAGAAGATTGCAGAAAGAATCGATGCAAATCTTTTGAATGTTACGATTGATGATCTGCAAGAACTTCCTAAAGAGATGTATGACAAGAAGGTCAAGAAGGTGCGTGAAAAGTGTACTGGTAAATTGATCATCAAAGAATATCCAACTGCATCTGCTTCAACCAATCATTTCAGGACACTTTTGAATGAACTCAACCTTAAAAAATCTTTTCGCCCTCATATCATCTTTGTTGATTATCTCAACATATGTTGTAGTTCTAGAATTAAAGCAGGAAGTAATGTTAATTCGTATACTTATGTCAAATCCATTGCCGAAGAACTACGAGGACTCGCCGTCGAGTTCGGAGTCCCAATCGTATCCGCTACCCAGACAACACGAAGCGGTTTTACCTCTTCAGATCCGGGTCTAGAAGATACGAGCGAGAGTTTTGGTTTGCCTGCAACGGCNGATCTGATGTTTGCACTGATCTCTTCTGAAGATATGGAAGAACTTGGGCAACTCATGGTGAAACAATTGAAGAATCGTTATTCTGATCCAACACACTACAAACGTTTCACTATTGGTGTTGATCGGGCTAAGATGCGCCTATATGATGTGGATCAATCAGGGCAAGACGGGCTTGCAGATGCTGGGCAGAAACATGATGACAAGCCACTGAACACGTTTGGTAACAGAGAAGGTATGAAGAAGAAAGGATTCTCCGGATTCAAGGTATAAATAACCAATATAAGAACTTCTAATATTTTTTTATTGGACATCTAAATGGCGGACCTGGGAAGTAAAACGACAGACGGTAGATTGTCATTTGTAAAATATGTGGTGCAGAATAAACGTTTCTCTGAAATTGATTTTGAAATTGAGAAAGGTAAGTCAACTCACTTATACACAAAAAAAGATAACAATCTAGTGTCTGGTACTAAAAAGTATATAGCAGGCACCAAGATTAAAATCACCGATAACAAACTATATGAAGTTGCTGGTATGAAATTGGCGGCAGTTAAAATTGGATCCAACCAAGGTTTAATTCCAATTAATACTATCAGAAAACCTACTGGTGGAAACGGAACTCAATATGAAGATGAAGTTGTTGATGCTATCAATAATTATATTTTAGAATCTGGTGGAAAAATTGACATTAAACTAAAAGGTGATACTAAAATATACAAAGATATATCATATGCCGTTAAGGTTGATTCTGCAATCAAATCTAAAGCTGGTGTAAAAGGAGATCCTAAAGCAGATATTATTCTTTGTAAAGATAATAAAAATCCTATTGCTGACGGATCAATATACATCTCACATAAAAAAGAAGGTGGACCTGAAGCATTTCAACAATATGGAGGTTTATCCGAGCAATCAGGTGAACATATTTATGGGCACCCGTTAGTACAGAAGTTTCTTTCAGAAGTTGCTAACATTCTCGGTGATAGTTCTCAACTTCCTAATCCTGTTCTCGGTGAATTTGAAGATGAAAAATTGTCTAATATGTCAATATATGGACCAGATTATGGTAAAAAGTTTTCTTTACAACATACACAAATAATTGGGCAAGGTAAACCAGTATTTAATATGAAAGGTAATATTTCAGAATTATCTTTCAGTAGCCACATGAGTTTATCTGGAGATTTATCACACTTTACCGGTGGCTATTTACCTGTGTTTGGTGCAACATTTCGCGCTGGTCGTGGATTTACTTATAAAAATAAACGATATAATGGTGCAAGAGTTGCTATTTACCCCTATAAATTAATGGCCACCAGAAGTAAACTAATTACAGTAAAAATTAAATAGGTTTATATTTTTATTGTTTTATATAACATTAGGAATTTTATTATGACAGCAACAGTGATTATACCTACAACTGGTTCACCTGAACTCCGTGGTGCAATTGAAAGTGTTCTAAAACAGAATTATCTTACTGATTGTTATGTTGTTTGTGATGGTAAGAAGTATGAAGGCAAAGTCTCTGCAATCGTTAGCGATTATCTTGGTAATAGTAATCTGAAGGTGTCTTATTTACCAGACAACGTTGGCGCTAATGGATTTTATGGGCACAGAGTCTACGCTGCATTCACCCATCTTGTCAATACTGATTATGTTTTATACCTTGATCAAGATAATTGGCTTGATGAGCATCATGTACTTTCTTGCGTAGAAACAATTCAAAATAACAATCTCGATTGGTGCTACTCTCTACGAAACATCTATGAGGGTGATACGTTTGTATGTCAAGACAATTGTGAATCTCTTGGTAAATGGAAAACATATCATGGGCACAATCATGTAGACACGAATAGCTATTGCATCTCAACTAAAATTGCTGTAAGATTAGCATCAGTATGGCATGGTGGTTGGGGTCAAGATCGCGTATTTCTTTCAGCTATTGCCCAGCACTTTCCTAGATATGATTGTACTAAACGTTACTCAGTTAATTACCGAGTTGCGGGTAATCAAGGATCAGTAACGAAAGACTTTTTTATTAATGGCAACAAAGTAATGAATGAAAAATATAATGGAGAATTCCCATGGAAGATAAAAACCTCATCATCGGCGCCTTTACGAACTACAATTACAATCAACTGAAACCTTGGGTTGAGTCGATCTGTCAACTCCCCAAATCAAAAGATATCGATAAGGTCATGGTTGTTGGTAATGCTTCAGCAGAAACAATCAATGAACTGAAGAAACGAGATTTTACTATAGTACCAATGCCTCAAATGAATCTTCCTATTCATGTAGGTCGTTTCGTTGCAATTATGAATACCTTAGAGAGAATTTTGAAGAATATGACTTTGTTGTAACAACCGATGTTAAAGACGTATATTTTCAAACGGATCCTTTTGATTGGATGTGTGGTGAGTTAGATAGATATCAAACCACCTTAGTTGCGGGTTCAGAAAGTATGCTGTACAAAGATGAGCCGTGGGGTAATGAAAATCTTCTGCAAGCATACGGACCATACATTCATAACATATTCAAAGAGAATGAAATCTATAATGTAGGAACAATAGGCGGATGCAGTGAATTTGTAAAAGACCTTGTATTCAATATCTTTACTAATGCAATCAATAGACCCATTCCTATTGTTGACCAGGCAGTGTATAATGTTCTACTGCAAACTGCTCCATACAAATACAGTACAGTCTTTGCAAAACAATCCGATGGTTGGGCTTGTCAAGCCGGCACAACTGTAGATCCATCAAAGATCGATAAGTTTCGCCCATTTTTGTTAGAGGCTGAACCAATCTTTGAAGATGGTATCGTAAAGACTTCNCNCGGCGAACCTTTCTGTATTGTACATCAATATGATCGTGTACCTGAATGGAAGAAGTTTGTTGCACAGAAATATGGGCAAGAAGATGAGTCGCAATACTTTAGATATAAAATAGGTTGATTGAATCATGAGTCAAGGTTACCTTTTAATTGGTCTAGGAAAGAAATATATTTTAGAAAATTCTTTCCTTGTTAACACAATAAGAAAACAAAAAGATAATAGACCTATATCAATATTGGTTAATGTTGAGGACTATGAATTTGCAAAAGGCCTAAATTTATTCACAGATATCATACCATATAAGCCAGTTATCAATGATCCGGTGTATAAAGATTGTACAAATGCATTTGAATTGTTTTGCGTCTACATTAGAGTCAATTTAACCAGATATTGCTTATATGATGAAACCATAAATTTAGATAGTGATGTTTTATGCCAATACAGCACAGAAAAATTATGGAATTATTTAAGTCAAAGGCCTATTTCTGTTGCAAATCTAGGAAATAAAATTGCTGATGCAAATTGGCATTGGGGTCAAACAAATAATATTACACGAATTGTTAATAGGAATATTCCATCAATGCATTGTGGTTTTAATTATGTCCGCAAAGATGAATTTTCCAGTAAATTTTTTGAGATGGCAAGAGTAGTGTTCATGAAATATGACACATACGGTTTTAAAAGATTCTTCAGAGGTGCTAGGACAGAAGAAGCAGTCTTTTCATTGGTTTACTCTATGCTAGATATATCACCAATTGGTTATACTGAATATCCAGTAATGACTTTTAATTACAAAAAGGATGAAGTATTACCAACGAACAAACAAGTTCTATTGGATGAAAATAACAGAATTGTTTTGATGGAAGATAATATTCCTTTTATTCATATGTTTGAAAAAATGGAAGGAGAAAATTTTCAATCTCTATATCAACAGATTATGGGAATAAATTAGATGAGAGTTTATGTTGCACAAACTGATGCTTTAGGAGATTTTCTAAATTGTTTTCCTGTATTATCGGGTCTACAAAAAACTTTAGGTAACTATGAACTTGTGATAAAGCAAAGATCACGGCGTTTTAAAGGTATCCGAGAATTTCTACTATATCAAGACTTATTTACTAATGTTTTTTTTGAAGATGAAGTTACTACACCAAAAGAAACTATCGTAATGAACAACTGGGATTATAGAGAAGAATCGGATAATGACATTAGACCAACTGAAACTTGCCGTTATGAAAATTGGTTAAAAGATGCATATAACTTAAACTTTAGGGTTGATGACGATGTAGAGATAAAATTTCCAAATCTCAATATTGATCTTAAAGACACATATTACATTGGTGATAGATGGTTGAATCCTATGACTGATGAAAGAAGAGCATCTAATACACTATCACACTTAAATCAATTTGAATTTTTAGATTATAATAATGATCTTTTAACAAACTGTTATATTATCAAGAAATCTTCTAAACCTTTTATAACCAGTCTCACAGGCGTTGCAGTTCTTGCTGACCTACTTAATAAAGAAACCTATGTAACATGGAATCAAGATGATTGGCAACCACAATTTCGAAGAGGCGAAAACATTACATGGGATAATGGTAAAGACATTGACAGGATTTTTAAAAAGCATTTCTATGGAAATAGAAAATCAAAATTGATTCACATTAAAGATTTGGAAAATTACATATGATTGATAACTATGAAAATTTGAGAGATGGGCATTGGCATCAGATTAAAAGAACTGGTGATGGTCCAGTTTATTCTACCGACTACATGAATTATTATAATAGAATTCCTTCTGATGCAATGTCGAAGATTCGTTATGATGTTGTAAAAAAATATGTTGGAAATTTCAATTCTGTTTGTGATTTTGGTTACGGTAATGGGGCTTTCTTGCAATATTGTAAAGACAATAATCATACTGCTTTTGGTTATGATATTTCTGATTATCCTTGCCCAAATGGTGTAACAAGAGTTGAAGATGTAAATTCACTTGAAGTTGACGTTATGACGTTTTTTGATTCAATCGAACATGTTGAAGATTCTGATTTGGTATCTTTTCTGAATAGCAAACAATCAAAACATTTCGTTATTTCTCTTCCATGGTTTCATGAATTTCTAGGTCCAAAATGGTTCACTAGCTGGAAACACAGAAAACCTAATGAACATTTTCATCATTTTGATATGCATGGTTTAGTTGGTCTTTTGACGGAAGCAAATTGTGAAATTCTTCATGTAGGTAACGAAGAAGATCAGATTCGTAAGCCTGTTGATCAATGGCCAAATATTTTAACCGTGATTGGGAAAAGAAGATAATGGATAATAGTATATACAAGAAAATTAATCCTGGTCATTTATTTCAACAAAAATTAACAGGTCAACCTCCAGATTATAGTGCAACATACTCAAAAACGCGATATGACACATATAATACAAATGATGTTATGTCAGAATTGAGATATCGGGTGTTAAAAGAAACTATTGGGAATTTCACTTCTATACTTGATTTTGGTTATGGAAATGGTGCATTCTTAAAAGAGTGTGAAAGACAGAAAAAGGTTACTTATGGATATGACATATCTGATTATCCTGTACCATCAAAAACAATAAAAGTTGATGATCCAAATAATGTGGAAGTAGATGTCATTACTTTTTTTGATTCATTGGAACATTTGTTGGAAGAAGATTTGGTTTCATTTCTACGAAACAAAAAGTGTAAACACTTTTGCATTTCTGTTCCGTGGTACCATGAATCAAAAGGAACATCATGGTTTGAATCATGGAAGCATCGTAGAGAGAATGAGCATATACATCATTTCGATGCACACGGATTAATTGGATTGCTGACGGATATCGATTGCAAGGTTGTTTATGTTGGTAATCCTGAAGATAAAGTCAGAATACCAAACTCAAATTTGCCAAATATATTGACTGTTATAGGAACAAGAGTAAAATGATTATTAATATTAGACCTGGAACATTTGGTGGGCTTCTTTGTAATGGTGATATGGTTGCTTTACTAAATGTCTTTGAACATTTGCGTATGTTAAATGGTAATCAACAACTGAAATTTTTTATGATGCCTGGTACAATTAGTACCTCTGACTATTGTGTTAAATTTTTCGAATATCTGAAGACAGCAACTGATTATTTTTCGGAAGAACCTTCTGATCAATTCTTATCATGGAATAAAGTTAATCTATGGGATTATAGAGCAATTTCTGGTGATTTGGTGAAGATCAATAATGATATTCAAATGAAAAAGAAAATTGTAATTTTTCCTGTTTTTGATGCACCTTACAATATGTACAGAAATTGGCCGCCAGTGATACTACAAAAGATCATTGATGATTATCAAACGAACAATGAGTTTGAGAAGATTCTTTGTGTCAAAGATATTCCAAATGGCATCGATTTGAAAGGTTTTACAATTAGCACAGATTTTATTGCTAATATAAATCATATACTTGAATGTCACACTTTTATTGGCGGTGAAACTGGAACTTCAATTTTTGCTTCTGCATTGGATAGACCACCAGAAAATCTATTATACTTCTATTCCAATAGAGCATTATTGCATACTGTACCTTTTCATAGCCTAAATGGTAAAGGGCGAATTATAAATTATTGGTTAGACTGTGAAGGAACAACTTGGAGATAAATTGCATAATGAATAACATTTCAATTGTGACTGCTTTTTTTGATATCGGTAGAGGTAATTGGACACCAGACAAAGGATTACCTCATTATCTACATCGAACAACAGATACTTATTTGGAACGATTCAGTCATTTAGCTGAATTGGAAAATGATATCACAATTTTTACATCAAAAGAACTTGAAGGTAAAGTAAAAAGCATATGCAATAAACGATTAGGAAGGACAGAAGTAATTACGATTGATATAAATTTTACCTTTTCTGAAATGCGTAAAAAGATAGTTAATATACAACAAGATCGAAATTTTCAAAGTAGAATTAATCCACAACAATCTAGAAATCCTGAATATTGGAATCCTGATTATGTTCTTGTTACCAACTTAAAAGCACACTTTACGAATGTTGCTATTGAAATTGGTTGCACTCAAAACGATTTGGTGGCATGGATTGACTTTGGTTATTGTCGCAGTGCAAAGAATATTCCTGCAAGTAAAACATGGAATTATGATTTTGATCCATCCAAAATACACCTATTCAATTATAAATCTTATGATAACAAACCAATAGAACACGCGGTTTGCAATAATGACGTTTATATTTTAGGTGCTAAAGTTGTAGCACATAAAACCATGTGGCCAAAAATGTCCAATTTGATGGGTGATTCTTTCAATGATCTGTATAATAAAGGATTGGTTGATGATGATCAGGGTCTTTGGTTACAATCATACATAAAAGAACCTGAATTGTTTGAATTACATAGAATTCCTGATCATCAATTTGGTCATGATCCTTTTGTCCTTTTTAATGAATTTAATAAATCATGAAAATAGATTCTAATAAGTTAGTCATATTTGATTTGGATGGTGTTCTACTCGATAGCAGAGAATTACATTATGAAGCCCTCAATGCTGCAATTAAAAACGTAACACATTCAAATGATTATTTGATTACCCGTGAAGAGCATCTATCAAAATATGATGGTCTAAACACTACTAAGAAATTACAGATGCTCACTCAAGATAAAGGTCTTGATATTGAACATTATGATGATATATGGAAACAAAAACAGCAACAAACCTTTGATTTGATTCCAAATGCACCATACAATAAAAATGCAGTTTTTATAATGTCCACTCTAAAAGATATGGGGTGGAAAATTGCTGTTGCATCTAATAGTATTAGAGAGACTATCAGGATTGCATTGGACTGTATGGGAGCAACACGTTATGTTGATTACTATGTAAGCAATGAAGATGTTTTTAGTCCAAAACCTTTTCCTGAAATGTATTGGCAATGCATGATCAAACTAAAAGCATTACCAAAGAATACCATTATAATAGAAGATTCTCATATAGGGCGAGAAGGTGCATTAAATTCTGGAGCACATTTGTATCCCGTTAAAGACGCATATGAATTGGATTTAGATTTCTTAGAGTATTGCAAAGATTTTTCAAAATATGATAAGAAGAAAAATATACCATGGAGAAATAAAAAAATGAACGTATTGATTCCAATGGCAGGTGCAGGTAGCAGATTTGCTGCCGCAGGCTATACATTTCCAAAACCATTGATTGAAGTTAATGGTAAACCTATGATTCAGGTAGTTGTTGATAATTTGAATGTTGATGCACATTTCATATTTCTAGTTCAAAAAGAACATTATGANAAATATAATCTAAAATCCGTTTTGAATTTGATTGCACCAAATTGTGATATTGTACAAGTAGATGGGTTAACAGAGGGTGCCGCTTGCACTACACTACTTGCTAAAGAATTAATCAACAATGATAATCCATTACTGATGGCCAATTCAGATCAATTTGTTGAATGGAACTCAAACGAATCATTATATGCATTTACAGCAGATTCAATCGACGGTGGTATTATTACATTTGAATC